AGGTGGAGCAGTTCACACCAGATACCCCATGCCCCACGATCCGCTAGTTCCTGTAGCAATAGTTCCTCTTCTCCCCGCTCAAACCAATCTGGTTCGTAGGGGTTCACGCCGACGATGACATGGTGGCCCTTGTCTCGCAGGGTGGTGATTAGTTCCAGCCTGGATTGAATAGACGGGGCCCCCGGCTCAATGCCTTTACGCTTCTCGTCGTCCCACATGGCAATCGAGAGGTACCACACCGCTGGGGGGGAGCTTTCTAACACTTCCTCTATGCCCCGGCCGCCTTTGGTCTGGTAGGACACGGGGATATTGCACCCCTGGAGCATTTCCAGCACGGGTAACACCTGCCGCCAATTGCTAGCGGCAAAGGGATCGACCCGGTTAGACGCAAGGACAGGATACCCCTCCTGCAATAGTCTCGCCAGGTAGGTATCCCGCTCCTGATAACTGGCCAAGAGGTTGATGCTGGCCTTGATGTCAGCCCGCCGGTTGGGTTGGTTGAGGTTGGCAAAGCAGTCCCGGTCAGTAATGACAGGAGTGCGTACAATAATTAAAGCTGACTTCTATTGGTACTGGTGAAATTAGGAAATCCCCCCAGTATGGCGCGAAGCTATCTCCTGCCATTACTAAACATCACCCCCTGAAGGTTTGTAATTGTTTGCATTAAGCACTGAGTATCGGCAACCCCCCTATTCTAGGGTATCCAGCAATTGCAGAAAGGCCTGGAGATCCCGCTTGACCCCGATGCCTTCCTTGTAGGCTTTCCAGCGTTGGAAGTCGTTAAACCCCAGCACAATGGCTAGGGGATAACTGCCACCAATGGAGGGCACAGGGCCAGCCTCGTCCTCCTCTTCCTCATCATCACTAGGGCCATAGTCACCCCCACCCCGGAAGATTTGGGCGGGTTGATAGTCCGTCTGGGGTTTGTCGGGTACTTCCTCTCCTAGCAGGTTATCTATCTCCAGGTCAGAGAAGCCGGTTAACTCCAGGTCAAAACCTGCCATATCCAACTCCTCTAATTCCTGGGACAAGAGGTCAGCATCCCAATCGGCCCAATTGGCGGAACGGTTAGCCAATAGCCGGAAAGCCTTTACCTGCTCTGATGTGAGTTCATCAGCCAGGACGACGGGCACCTGGGCCAATTCCATCTGTATGGCGGCTTTTAGGCGTAGGTGGCCATCGACCACCGTGCCATCAGATTGCACCACCACCGGCATCCTAAAGCCAAATTCAGCGATAGAGGCGATCATCTTGTCCACTACTGCATCATTTTGGCGGGGGTTGCGTTCGTAGGGCTTGAATCTGTCTAACGTCCAGTGTTCTAGGTTCATAGGATGCGATCTAGGCAGTAGGTGAACAGCAAAAAGACGGTAACGAGCAGGAGCATGACAGCGAATAGTTCCAGCATAGAAAAAACCCGCCGTAGCGGGCTATTGAGGTCACATCGACTGGGCTTCGGCTTTGAGTCGGTCATACTCAGCCCGATTGTTTTTGTAGAGCTTGGCTTGCTCGGTCAGATTCCAGGTTCCCTTAGCGAAGGGGTTATTACCGCTACTGGGGGCCGCCCCTGTACTGGGGGCCGGAGGGGCACCAGATCCACGCATCCCACTAGAGCGGAAATGGTGGGCATACTCGTCATTCTTTTTGAGGGATTCGATGTACTCTTTGACCGGAATTTCCCGGTAGCCATCCACTACCACGGGTTCCCGTCCCTCGTTGAGTTTGAGTTGGGATTTGGTCAGGGCCAGCAGTTGCTTAGGAGCAATCACCCCAGCCCGAGCGTATTCGTCTAGCACCCGGTTATCGAGTTGGAGGGTTTGCAGTTCCCGTTCCCGCTCCTCGGCCTTCTTAGCAAGTTCCTCTTTTTCCTGTTTTAAGAGGTCTTCCCTTTCTTGTAGTTGTCGCCGGAAGTCTTCCCTTTCTTTTTCGAGCCTTTTCCGCTCTTTTTCGAGGGCATCGGCATATTTTCCTTGGGATTCGAGTTCTTCACGTTCCTTATCCTCTTTGAATTTGATTAGGGATTCAATGTCTAGGTCTTGGTATTTGCGGTAACGCTCAGCGTCGGCTCTGCGTTCTGCAATCAGTTCGTCTCTTTTGGAGAGTAGTTTGGCTTTCTCCTCTTCCAGTGTGCCGATCTTGCTCTCTAGGGTAGAAATAACTGCCTTTGCTTCCTCTAAAGTTTCCATAATTGCTTCAAATAGACTCAAGCCTAGTCTAACAGTTTGTTCGATGTACGATATAGCAAACGTCTATTGAAAGTCATGCCTAAATTACTATTCTGCGGAGATGCCATGGCGGCCACCGGGTTTGCCCGTGTAACCCATGGATTACTGGACAATCTGAGCGACGATTGGGACGTTCATGTGTTGGCTGTAAACTACTATGGCGACCCCCACGGGCACCGCTATCGGCTCTATCCCGCCTACTCTGGGGGCGATGTCTACGGCTTCGGACGAATGAAGGAATTAGTTCGGAAAATCCAGCCCGATATGGTGGTCATCCTGAACGACATCTGGATCTGTCGGAAGTTGGCAGAACAGATTCCCGAGGACTACGAGGGCCGCATCATTCTCTATTTCCCCATTGACTCTAAGAACTTCTGCCAGCCCTTGGTGGAGAACTTAGGGCGGTATGAGCTAGTCACCTATACCCAATTTGCGGTCAATGTGTTGCGAGAGGCAGGGGTGACACAACCGATCCAAATCTTGCCCCATGGGGTGGATACTAACGTCTTCTACCCGGTGAACAAGTCTCAAGCGCGGCGGGTGGGCAAGGGCATAGGAGAGGAGGATTTTATTGTCCTCAACCCCAACCGGAATCAGCCCCGGAAGCGCATAGACCTCACCATCCAAGGTTTCTGTCGGTTCGCCGCTGATAAACCCGATGCCCGCCTGTATTTGCACATGGGCAAAAAGGATTTGGGGTGGGATATTGAAATGCTGTTCACCATGGAAGCCGAGCGGCATGGCTTTGACCCCAAGGGCCGCCTAATCACCAGCGGAGACCTAGATGTGGGGAGCGGGGGCCTGCCCGTGGACATTCTGAACGCTGTCTATAACGTGGCGGATTGCCATATCAACACCAGCGAGGGGGAGGGGTGGGGCCTTACTAGCCATGAGGGTGCCGCCTGTCGCATTCCTCAAATCGTCCCGGCTCACTCGGCCTGCCAGGAGTTGTTTTCAGATTGTGGGGTGATTATGCCCGTGTCCCAAGAGCGATACGACCAGGAGACCTTACGGGTCTGGGGGGTGGTGTCACCGGAATCTGTTACTCGTGCCCTGGATTGGGTTTATTACAACCGAGACCAAGCCCAAGCCCTGGCAACCAAGGCTCATTACAAATTGACTAACTACACCTGGGATAAGGTGGCCCAGCAGTTTGAGGCAATTTTGTTAGGATAGAGCGGTACTTTCACACAGAAAGACGCGCAGTATTGGAGACCCCTGTTTAGGGGTTTTTTATTGCCTTTGCAACTGGGCCAGACTAATTTCGGAACCATCAGAGCGCACCATTTCCGCCAGTGTCACCCGATCCTCTAGGAATAACTTGGCCTTGCCCTTGCCCAGGATTGCCTGCACCTTCTCCGGTGGTTGAGCCTTTAGCCATTCTTCATAACTCAGGTCAGCCCGCACCTGTCCCCTGTCACTGGCCCTGGTTCCTGTCTCTGGCTCTGGTATTCCTAACCCCTTGTAATCAATAACTGGGGTGGTTGTACTACGGCAATTGAAATGGGTGGGCGGGGTTGGCCCTTCGCCATAGTTGAACACTTTCCGGTCTAAGGCCCTGCATTGAGCGGTAGTCCGACTGTCCAGGGTGGCTAGGTAACGATATTTCTTAGTAACGTGCTGGTTTGCCTGATAGACCGCTTGATTGGCCGCATTAGCTACGTTCTGCACTGAGGTTCTGACCAAGGTTCTAACCTGGGCGTTTTTGGCTTCCAGGGCCGCCCCCTTGCCCAGGAATGTGCGCCCCTCTTGGTAGCGGATTTGGCCCACTAGCCGCCGGGTGATTTGGTCGGTGGTCTCGGATTGCATCAGCCCTAGCCTCACCTGTCGGTCAAACAGATCGGCACTGCCTTCAGTGATAGCCCGAAACCGTTTGATGATCGGAACGTTGTCCATGGTACGGGCTAATTCAGTGCCGAGGGGAGTCCGTAGGTTGATGGTAACGGGCATATCGGCTACCGCCTGAGCCATAGACTCGGCTTTCTCCCTGCCCAGGATGAGGGGAATATCCGAGGGGTTCTGGGTGGCTAATAACCGGGCATAGTTGGGCGGTACCTCTACGGTGTTGATCACCACACTGGAGGGGATGGTATCAGCGGCTAGGGTTTGGCCTATCGTCCTGCCGTCGATGGTGCCCCCTTCGATAGCCAGGGCCATCTGTCGCTGAATGAAATCGGTCTGGGCTTCTGCCACCCCCTGCAATGATTCCACCAATAGGGCCTCAGCCTCTGCCCCAGCGGTGGCGATACTCTGACGGGTTTGGAGCAAAAAGGCCCTGAGCCGTTGGGCATTGTAACTAGCCGGACTGCCGCCTTGCCCTAGGTCGATGGTCGCCAACTGTTTGACCGCATCAATATAGGCATCATTGAGCAGGGTCAAGAGCCGGTTACTAACCCCGTTGGAATAGCGGTTTAGGTAGATCTGCCGGGTGATGATGTTTTGGACTGGATCATCGCGGTTGACCATTATCTCCTCCCATCTCAGCCTGAGCCTGTTGGCCCTCTAGGGCAATCTCTTGGGACTGCCGCTGTTGCTCGGCCTGCATCTCCATCTGTTGGGTCTGTTTCTCCACCAGGGATTGCTGGGTCATCTCGATTTCTTTCTCAACGTCAAACTCTGTCACACCGGCAAACACATCCCCATCTTGCAGGATTTCTAACAGGGTTTTGTGGGTGATGGCTTGAGATAGCCAGAGTTGCATATAGGCGTTGATTTCGGCGGGGTCTAAGCCTACGTCGATGAAGTCCCGATTTACCTTGGCCGTGCCCGCTTTCTCACCCAGATAGGCGGCATGGAACATCAGGCAGTTATCCAAGCAATCCTCAAGGCCCTGGGCCAGAGTGTTCAGACCAGCATCCCCTTGGGAGCGGTCAATGCGTTTAGCTTGGGCAGTCTCGGCCCCCATCTTTTGTCCCATGATGGCCGCCAACGACAATGAGTTAATCTCATGCTCGATTTTGGCGAGTCTCTCAGCCTGGGCACTGAAGGAAGCACCTCCCGGCTCAATATACTGTGCCTTGCCATCAGAGGGGAAATTGATGGCCTCGTTTGGCCCGACGGAAACCTCGTCCACCGTATTAGGGAAGCCGAAGAAAGCCAGCATGGGGACTGCTGAGATATGGAGCATCCAATCCAGGTCACTCTGTACCTGATAGTGCTTGAGGTTCAGATAGGCCACATCCAAGAGGGGCGGACGGGACTCTAGCACCCTTACCTTATCGGCGTAGCACACAGAGAACGGAATGTAGTCGAGACTAGTAGTTCCCTCGTCAGATAGCCGATAGTCTCCCCCTTCCTCCACCTGGGTATAAAGCCGCCATTTCCCCGGCTCTAGTACTCTGATGCGGTAGAGGAATTTTTCGCCAAATTCGCCATCAGGGGCGGTGATGGATTCCCTTAGCCGTAGCTGGGTTAGTTGCTCTACTCCCCCTTTGATGGTGCTACGCCAGCCTAGGATGTCCTTCGGCTCGTACAAAACCCAATAGGGCCTGCGGTTGGCCGCCTGTTCCTCTGCCAAGGTGAGGATGGGTTGGTCTTCCGTGGGCACATCGACTAGAACGCCCGCATGACCGTAATAGACAGCGCACTCTAATAGTTTCTTAGTGAAGACCTGAAGGTTATCTCCCAGCAGATTCACGTTATAGGCATGCTCAAGAAATTGATCAGACACCTCATCAAGAGCCACTTCTTTCCTCAACACCAGCCCGGTAATGAGTTGCTGGAGACGAACTAGGTAAGGGGAAAGGACGGAACGGTTTAGACGATTATCAAAAGCAAGATCAGACTCCCTCGGTTCTTGCGGAAGGAATTCCTGGCGACGCTGGCGAATCGTGTATGTCCCCCCTTTGAGAGCATCTATGAGCCGCCAATGCTTGGCCATATCCAAATAGGCCCAGCAGGGGTCTTCAGGTCGGCGCACACTGATTGAACGAGTAAGGTACGGCGCACGTTCAAACTGGTTGTAATACAAATCTTGGGACATGGTGGCACGGATGGGGATTGGTCACTATGTCCAGTGTAGGCTATGGCAAACATCAAATACGCACACAAATCAAAGCCGCTCTTTGATGGAGTCCGTTACGTCAATGCCATTTTTTCTAATCGTCAGTGAGCCATCTAGTTTTAGCATTCGTTCCACAATGACCTGACAATACTTAGGATCTAACTCCATCCCATAGCATTTCCGCCCAAGCTGATGCGCCGCAACCATGGTCGTACCAGAACCGAGATACAAATCCCCAATTAACTGACAATCTTTTCCCCAATTATCAAAAAAAAATTTAACCAATTTTATGGGTTTTTGCGTCGGATGAACCTTGTTTTGTGCGTCCTTTTCCCCACTAAACAAGGTGTTATTTATTCTAGCTATTTTTCTCTGATGTTTGCTTTTGCTCCAGCACAACTCAAACGCACTTCCAATCATTTTATCAAAAGCTTCATCTACTCTTTTGTCCCAAACCACCCAACTTCCATCATTCTTGAAAGGGATAAGCTCAGCAAAATAATCAGCCCCCCATATAAAAACCTCTTTGCAATAAGGGAAGCTGTTGAAAATAGCTGTAATAAGTTGAGGCGTAAAATCATCGCCATCACCCTTTACCCTGTCGTGTTTTAGTGGACTTGCTCCATTGCGGGATTTAGGCATTGACCGAGCATAATCTGTGTCCAAACACATTCCATAAGGCGGATCAGTAAAAACCATATCTACTTTTTGCCCATTCATTAATCGAACAACGTTGTCGCTTTTGGTGCTATCGCCACACAGCAACCGATGCGGGCCTATTTCAAACAGATCGCCAACAACAATGTCGGTCTGAATCTCATCTGGGATTTCATAATCGTCCTCTTCTGGCTCACCGAGGGCCCCCATGTCTTGGTCATCTTGCAGTCCCCCAAAGATCACCTCCAATTCAGATTGATCAAAGCCAATATCGCCTAGATCAATCCCGTCTGCGTTTAGAGCTTCCAACTCCTGGGACAGCAATTCCATGTCCCAATCCGTCTCAGCTAGCTTGTTATCGGCAATCCTGGCGGCCTTCACCTGCTGGGGGGTTAGGTCATCCCTGACGATCACTGGCACCGTTTGTAATCCCATTTGCAAGGCGGCCATCCGTCGGCCATGCCCCTTGATGATCACATAGTCCTTGTCCACCACGATAGGCTGGTCGAACCCCTCAGCAATCTGTTTGACCAATAAATCGATTTGTTTCTGCGGGTGGGTCTTAGCATTGCCGGGGTAAGGCTTAAGCTTAGACAATTCAATCTGCTGAACCTTAAACAAGCAAGCACTCCTATGGATTGATTTCTCTTGCGTCAATTTTAACAATCTGTTTGCTGTTGCGTATAACGAACAACTAATAGAGCTTGACCCCAGTGCCAGACCCGGCCCTTTGATGGATGAACGAATATCGCCTGTGAATGAAGTACCCACCAGCATCGAGCAAGTGATCTAACTGGGAGGTCTTATCTGGTAAGCCATCCTCTGTGTAGCTTTGTTGCTCCAGACATCGAGTGTATTCCTTGCATTTCTTGGTATTGACCAGATAGCGGCGTTCACCCTTGGCGTTATGAAACATGACATTCATGCTCAAGACCCTATCTTTGATCGGTGGGTTGGCCCGTGGTGCATCAACCCGCAGCCCTGACTCCCTCAGTAACTCGATGTCTGACCGACTAGCCGATGTGTGACGATTCCCCCCGGAGGCATCAGGGTAGATGGTGATCATGCCCCGTTGCAGATGGGACGGATAACGAGACTTGATACCCTCGATTAGAGATGCGGTGTCTCTGACCTTGTGGAACTCATCAACGGCTCTGGGCCAATCCCCATCCAGAACATGAACAACCGCGCTAGTCCGTCCCACGTTGAAGTCGCAACCGATGAACAAGTAATCATCCTGGCCCAGTTCTCTATCGGTATGGTTAAGTTGACGGTTGAACTCGACGTAGACCGTACCAGTACCAAGGTTGACAAATTCGCCCTCAAGGTAGGCGGTGATCAACTCTGGTGGATAATTGGTTAAAAGGGACTGGATATAATCCTCTGGCAGGTACGGATTGTCACGGGTTTTGGCACGGATTAGCCTACGGTCTTCCCCTGCCTGGTCAACCATAACCGAGTACATCAGACCAAAGCCCTCTGGTGTGGACACGATACCGATCTGGCGCACCTTCCCAGCCCTGATACGTCCCTGAATCATCGACCACCCTTTAGACCCATTGGCCTTGTCCACAGTGTCGAACTCATCAATCAGAGCAAAGGCGGCGTTATCCCCCCGAATGCGATTCCAGTTCTCAAAGGAACGGAGGTATAGGGTCGAGGTGAAACCATCGAAATAGAGCTTCATTTCTGGCAATGGGGAAAGCTTTATTTCATAGGCCACCCCCCATTCTTCAAAGCGATTAGTTAGCTCAGGAATGATGAGAGTCCGAACCAGAGTATTGGTCGGCTCCATAATGATGCCTAAACAGCCTGGGTTAGCAATGGCCAGCAATACCGCCTTACCCACCAGGCATCGAGTCTTACCGGCCCCGAACCCTGCCACTAGGCCCAGGATGCGGTGGCTCACATCGTCTAGAAATTCCTTTTGGTGGGGGAGGTGTAGATCCTCCCGTACAATGCGCTCGATGTCCTCAGCCTTGGGGAATTGCTTTAATACCACTTGCCTATGTTTTGCCTTAGCGGTATTAATGAATTGATCTCGAAGTGCTACACCTAATACTTCGCTTGACCAACTTTTAGTCATCATCCCACTCAAGTTTTTGGAGCAAACGATCAACTGCAAGGGCCTTCGCCCACAAATCACTTAAACCTGTTAGTCCCTTAATAATGTTTGATGCTTTGTTGGCATCGTCCCAACTGTCGATGCTATTGGTCTTCTCCACGAATTCCAATATTTGTTTTGCGATGGTGGCAGATGCCTTAAACGCCGCGCGGCCAACAGCAAGGTTATTTTTTTGGTATTCCGCCAAATTACGTCTGTACTCTACCCGCTTTGAGGAAATCGCCTCTTCCTGTCGGAGCATATCTTGATCGCCATCCCAGGCGGCCACCCGCTCTTGCCAATTGTGCTGGCTAGACCACCTTCCCAGTAGCTTCATACTTTTATCCAACCCATCTGCCGCCTTTTGCAGGGAGCGAGTTGGCCCTAGGTCACGATAGGCGCAGAAGGCTTCAAATGCTTTTGGTGTCTCTCCAGGTAGTCGGTCGTATATCGCCATGTTTTTTGTAGGTTACAGAATAATTTTCATTTTCGGGGCTGGGGTCGAGGTTAGGATAAAGGCAGGAGGCAATTGCATGAACAAAACTACCTTAATTGTGGCACAAACCCCGCCTCAGCAGTCTTCACTGGTGAGCGTTGAACCGGGTTTGCTCATGGTGGGGGGCATCCTGTTTTCAGTGATTGCCACCACCGTCACCGTCTCGTTTTTCCTATCGGGCCTCAAACAGGCCATATCCGAGGTTAACGCTAGGATCAACCAGATCGCCTTGGAAAACAAGGCATCCAACGAACAACTCCTACTAAGACTGAACTACAAGGAAAAGTCAGTCGAGGTGCTGGAAAAAAAGTTAGAGCGGCTACAGGCAGACCTGATGGCCCTAATGAACTACATTAACCAGGAGCTTAAATATACTAGCTCCCACCGATTCCAACCACGCCCGGAAGATGACTCATGAAATTTACTGAACTCCCGGCTATTGGCAAGGCTATTCCCCTGGACACCCTAACCATAGCCCAGCTAAAGGAACTACAGCAGGCGTTGCATCAGTTGGGCTACCCCGTAGGGCCAATTGATGGACTGTATGGCCCTCGGACAAAAACAGCCTGGTCTGAGTTCAAGTTTGATGAGTACCAGGGGAACGTGGATGAGATTGGCCCTGGGTCTATCCGGTTGCTGGCGGAACGGGTGAGCAAGCGAGACGGAGTGATCCACGATTTCAGCACCAAAGAGGGCACGATCAAAGCCATTGCCTGGGAGTGTGCCGATAAGGGGTTGCCACTGAGATCCCAGATCGCCTATGTCATTGCCACCGTGCAACATGAGACTGGCAACACCTTCAAGCCAATTGCGGAGTGGGGCAAGGGCAAGGGGAGGAGCTATGGCCGCCCTGACCCCGTGACCGGCAAGACCTACTATGGGCGCGGTTATGTCCAACTGACTTGGAAGACCAATTACCAGAAATACAGCAACATCCTAGGGGTGGATTTGGTGAACAATCCAGACCTAGCCATGGATCCCAATGTGGCCCTGTTTATCCTGGTGCATGGCTTCAAAACAGGGATGTTTACGGGCCGCAAGTTGACGGATTACGTCAACACCAGAACCACCGACTTTGTAAATGCTCGGCGGTGTATCAATGGCATGGATAAGGCGCAACATATCGCCAATCTAGCCCGCTCTTGGTTGCCCAAGGTATTTTGAAGCCTACAAACAACAAAAGCCCCCGGAGGGGCGTTTGAAACGAGGAGGGAAACCGTGGGACTTCTAGTTAGAATTTTGAAGTTAAAAAACTTCAGCGTCAATGACTTTGCCATTGGATGCGACAGGAATAGCCGCCTTCATCCGGGCAAATAGGTCGGTCTTGTCCTTGGCGATGTTGGCAATGTTGCTGGCTACATCGGCGGGGATGCCTTGGGATAATCCCCATTCGTAACCGGCAACACGCCATTCCTCAGATTCTTGCTGAGGCTGGATTGATTGCTCAACTTGCCCGACTTGAGGAAATGCCTTGCGTAGCGCTTGCGATTCAGCGCACTTTGCAAGCATGGCATAGGGCATCTTGGCCCAGGTGTCCGATGGGTTGTTGTTAAATGTTTGCACAAACTCTAAATATCGAGCGATACCAACAAATGGGCAACGATGTCCTTGGATGATGCGCCAGACTGTGACCTTGCAGACGGTAGGGATTTTTCGCCCCTGAACCTCGCATTCGTATTGGGTTATTCCCTCATCAAATAATGGTTCGTCACTTCCGGCGTATTGGCCGGTACGCTCGGCAATGGCACGAAGCCCGTCAATACCGACTTGGAAAGTCCATTTACCTTTGCGTTCAATGGCGTAGATTTGCTTGCTAAAGGGGTCTAATCCAGTTCGTTGGCATACCAGTCCAAACAGAGCCAGATCGTTGTCTGTAGGAGCGGTTTTGCCGCTCATAATGGTGCTTTTAATAAGTTCCACCTGAGCCTGAGTAAAGCCGTGTTTTACTAATGCGCTCATAGTTTAATGCTCCAGATGATGTATTCGGTGTAGGACTGGGATTGCTCGTCCCATTTGTTTTCGGTTCGGCATTCTAGGATGTCTCGCTTTGCCAGGTTTTTAAGGGCTTGGCGCAATTCGCCCAAGGAACAGCCAAGGTCAATGGCAAGGATCAATTCGTCGATGCCTTGGTCAGGAATTGCGTCTAGGATTTGTCCGTCGGTGATTGAAAACGGTTTGGGTAGTTCAGCTTTTGGCATAGTCTTTGTTTGCTCTCCAGATTGTGTATTCAGTGACAGTGATGCCATCCCAGCGGTTTTCGCAGTGGGCATGGACTAGACCCAGTTGGGCCATTCTTTTTAGGACTTGTTGAAGTTGAACAACCGAGACCCCGAGGTCACAGGCCAGGATGGTGTGGTCAATGCCCTCAGCGGGGATGGCCTGCATTACTTGGGCAAAGGTATAGGGGAACCTTTTTTGGACGTATCGCTCTTTAATCGTGGACATCGAATCGATTGGGGTCTAAGGGTTGGCGGCGGATCTCCTGGCATTTGCCCTTAAGCCATTGGCGGCGTTGGGCTATTTCCTCTAGGTGCTTCCGTTTCTCCACACCGTTGTTGTCGTCCGTATAACGAGAGTCGTAATGCTCGTATTTTCGTGGCATAGGCGTTAGGGGTAAGGGTCTAGTTTTACGTCGTCTCGGACGGAGGCTAGCCTTTGCTCGCCATGACGGTCTGATCGCCGTTGTAGCGGCCAGTTTGTCCGTAGTGCTTATCGGGCACCCCCAGGGTCAGAGAGAACACCAACTGGCCCATACGGAGACCGGGGTAGAGGGGCAATAGCCCTGGGGCCATATTGATGATTTCCATGGTTAGTTTTGATCCGTTCCATCCGGGGTCACAAAACCCCGCCTCCATGTGTTCGTACCATTCCCGCCCCCGGCTAGACTTGAGGCGGAATTGGGCACAGAGGAACGTGGGGAGGTTGAATGTTTCTAGACTGGCAACCAGGCACCGCTCCCCAGGGATCATCAAATAGGGATGACTAGGTGAATACTTGCCAAGGTCGATGTTCATAGTCCCCTCCTCATCCCTGCATTTGGCGGTTAGCCCTACCTGAATGTCTAGGCTGGCTGGATTGACCAATTGGGGGTCATAGGGTTCTACCATCGGCTTTACGCGATCCGGTATATCCTCCCAGAAGTGATGGCTGTAGAAATGGGCCAGGTCTGGTGGCACTTGTCCCTCGCATAAGGCCCTGATCTGACGGTCAACTAAAATCAAAATGGGACTCCTGCAACTTCAACGAATAGGTTTTCAAAACTGGTGAACTCTTTGCCTGACTCACAGGCCATGAGGAGAGGTGGGTCGGTGTCTATGCCCCATGAGCATTCTTGGGACACCATCCAGAAATAAATCCAACCCCCCTCCTTTTTTGGGGCCCCATTGGAGATATAGAACCAGGCCATGTCGCCTAACTGGGAGAGGATTTGGTCTTTGTATTTCTCAATCATTGGGTTTCTCCCCGCCATTCTCTTGGCGAAAACGTTGGAGCATTTCGGCTCGGCGTTTTTGTATCTCTGCATCCCGCATGTCTTGGTGGGTCGGCACATCCCATGGGGTGCGGAATGGGTGGTCTTTTTTGGGCTTGGGTTTAGGCATGGAAACTCCTACAGGCAACCTGGATAGGTAAATCGGTGTTGGTCAATGTCTTCTAGGTAGTCGGAATAGAGATGGCTCCATTTGTCGTCCCGTTCGGGCTGTTGAAGCTTGCTGATGCGGAGGTGAGATTCTGTCATGTCGTCAACGTTGATCAGTTCTCCGCTTTTGGTTTTCCAGTAGACCGGCTTGTTTAGTTCGCCGGAAAAGGAAGTATCGAAGGGCTTTGTATCACTCACAGTCCACCTCCAACAGAGGCGATACCAGCGGCTACTGCGGCTTGCTGGGCCAGGGCCTGTTCCCGATTGGTTTGCCAGTATTTCACGGTGTCTAACCACTCCTGACGGCAGGACTGGTGGAGGTCTTCACAGTCTCCCTCCTCAATCCACTGCTCAGCACACTTGGGGGACTGGGTATAGCACCCTTTGCGGATGCAGGCCACCATCGGGTGAGTGGTCAGGTGATAACCAGAGCAGACCTTGTTCATGTTGTGGGGAGTGACCACGCCGGTATCCTCGCAACAGAAACACGACCATCGGGGGAAAAATACGCCCTTGTCCGCTTCCGAGGGGTTGCTAAGGGGTTTTATCGTAATCTGACGAAAAACTTGTTTTAGGGGCATTATCGTGCGGCTAATAGGGGTTGACCATTGGGGGAGGATTGTTCAGTGTGCAGAATACTGAACGATTCAAGGAAAGCTTTCCGAAGTTTGGGCAGTTCGTAATTGGTGTCAGCGGTCTCTACGGCCACCCGGCCACCGATGGCCACCAGGGCCTTTTGAGCCGCTTCCGAGATTTGGGGACGTTGCCCCCGGCTGGCGGCTTCCACAATGGCATCCCATTCCTTCTGGGCCAATTGTTTTGGGTCGCCTTTGGCATAGGCGATCAGTTCCTTGGCAGAGGGAAAGTGAATGTTATCGGTCAGGGCCTTATTGGCGGCAAGGACAAACTCTTCAGTCGTCAGGTGTTTTGACAAGTGTTCATAGAACAGTTCAAACACGGAATCATTGGGGTTGCGGTTAAATAGGCTCTTGAGGTTGGCCCATTGGGCGACAAACACGTTTAGGTCAATCTTTGCCATACTTTTTCTCCAGAATTTTCAGAAGGCGCTCTGCCTCTGTAATGGTGTCTCGATTGGCTTGGGTATTCAGTTCAGGGGGGAGCTGAGTACCCGTAATGGTTCGTTCAACCCAACGCTCATGGAGTTGAAGGATTTTGCCGTTGCTGGCGAAGTTGTCAAAGGAAAGGTCTTTTCCTCGATACCAATCGTCAGCATTGGCGTAGCGGAGGGCATTGGCCAGGGCGACCAGAGCGTTATCGACACCCCCGCAGTCTTTAGCTAGTTGTTCAAGCTTTTTTCGCCGGGCCGGATTCAGCACGGTCAGAGATGCAAACGAGGCCGGCTTGTGTTGGTTGTAGCATTCACGAAACACAGCAAACCTGTCATTTTTCGCTCGCGCGGCCTCTTGCTCTGTAGAAATCTCTGTAGAAATCTTAGAAGAAGTCTTAGTAGTAATCTTATTATGTTTGCAGATTTCTACTTTAGGAGCGCAGATCTCTGCATCAGTAGCGCAGATTTCTACTTCAGGAATGCAGTTTTCTGCACTGGGATCGCTATTTTCTGCGATCCGGTTGTACGAATTCTGCAACCAGTCGTTGACCACATCGGGATTAAACAGAAAGTGCCTTGTGGTGTCCATTTTCATCCGAGGGCTAACCATAGTCACGAAGCCAAGGGATACCAGGGTGGCGATGGCTTTGTTGATTGAATGGCGCTTAAGTCCTGTTCTGCGGCCAATGTCCTCGGTTGTGTGCCACTGGACAAGGGTTTCTATTTGTCCACCATCTTTCCCGTGCTTTTTGGCGATTTCGTTGTAACGGTGAACTTGTTCAATAGACTCAAGTTTGATGTTGTGCCAATACTCGAAATAGCTCAGCATGATTGCACTTGAGAGGCACCCTTCACAGGCTATTAACTGCCATTGTCGATAAATGACAAGTGGTTCGCTCGACGGATGATCAATACACGATGACTTCATTGGCTTACAAAGTAAAAACGATTTTCTGCCCTGTTATGCGTCCCCTGGTATCCCTTACAAAGACACGCTTTATGTAGCCAGCGTCCTCAAGTTCTTTTAATGCCCGCATGATGGAATCTCGACCACATTTGAATCGCTTTTTAACCTCAGCAGTGGTAAATCGCCAATCTTGCGGATTGGTTGCGATGTAAAGAAAAAGTGAAATACTACCGAGTCCAAGCCTTTGATCTTCGATTAAAAACTCTGGTACAATCATTGGTTTAACTCCTTCATTACCTTGATGGTTGCCAGAGAGGCTTTTACGACGGCATTTCTAGCAAATTCTGATGGCGTTTGACCCATTAATTTAGCCGCCTCATCAAGGAAACCTCGCTCGGTTTCACCTAACTTAAAACCAAACATTTTTCGTTCTGCCATTGGCTGTAATCCTTGTTTTTTGTATTGTACAAAATATGTGAGGAGTAAACAAGCGTTTAGGGGTATTACTTCAGTAAACCCGGAAAATTAGGGTGGTAAATGATGGGAAGACAGGGCCTTAGATTCAGAAAACGCCCTGTTGCCCGCTTGTGTCGTTGCACAAAGTTCAGGCTATGCCAATCAGGTTGTGTGGCTATCCAATCCACCAGGGCATCGCGGTCTTTTTGCGCTATAGGATTCCAAAACGCTTCCAGTAGCCAGACAATGGACTCAGGTACATTGGTCGCATTGCAGATTATTTGAGCTTGTTTAGCCCGTCCGATATTGGCTTTATATGTTGCTGTGAGGATAGGCTCCATCGCTTCCCGCAGTTCCTCCCCCAGGTCTAGGGAGAGGGGCACCGTGCGGCCAACTGCCTCCAATTCTCCGGGGTGGAGACGGAATTTTTTCTTGCCCGTGGCCTTGGTTGTTACCGAGATCCATTCCCCGCCGGTATCGCGGTTAATGCTGGTAATAGCTGAAGTTTTGGCACAATAGGCGCGTGGTTGCCCCACCTTGGCGACTTTAACGTATTGCCCAATTTGAAGCTCCTCTAGCCCATTAGCTGGGTACATGGCCACCAGTTCACCACCTAGGAAGGCGACAGACAAGGCCCCCAGTTGTTTAGCGGTGTAATGCTCTAGCCGTCGCCAATAATCGACGGGCGCAGAGCGGCGGCCGTGGGATGTGAATGCATCTACCTCTTCTGTGTTGGGGGGTGTCTGTAATTCCCAGAAAATCCCCTTGTCGTTGCTGAATTTGCGGACACAGATTCCGCGTTGACGATTCAGGGCCGCCAGGGCCAGCTTGGAATCAAGCCCGGTTTCCTGGGCAATCTGGGGCAGGCTAAGGGCCCCATTTGCTAACACCTCCAGCACTTTTATTTCATGGGCGGCCCCTTCGTCCTCTACTAGGGGGCGCGGAGGGTCGATGTATCGCAGTTTCGCCCCGTGGCATCGGTGTCCACGGTTGATGGCTTTGATAACGTGGCCTATGT